CCATTGACAACTGCAATGGAAGGCGACTTTGACACTGGTAACGTAAGATACAAAGCTAGAGAAAGATACTCTTTCGGAGTTTCTGACCCTAGAGGTATTTTTGGTTCGCCAGGAGCGTAATCAATAATTTTTGTGGCGGGACATAGTCTCGCCACAATTTAAAAATAGAAAGATAAAACCATGAAAAAATTTACAGTAAACATTTGGGCGTATGATCATCACGCTAGATTTACAGTAGAATCAGAAGATTCCCCAACATCACTAGAACAATCAATCCTTGACAAACTTGGAGAAAACAGTATAGTTTGGGAAAACCTTGGAGTCAGCTATGATAACAAGGTTAATAGAATAACCTATGAGGAGGTTATAGATGATACAAGACCTATACAAACAAAAAAGGTCCTTGGAGTTGAAGTGGGAACAGGAGCATCTGGATAATAACAGATATACTCTTGAGATGGTTAGAATTGACGATAAAGTCAAACAAATCATCACAGATATCAAGCTTGAAGAAGCTAGAATCGCTCACATACAGAACAATATAGAAGGTTCTGCTCCTGAAGTTTCAGTAGCTTCTTAAGATAAAAGCTACATCGTTGGAAAACACCATCCACACTACAGGATCTCTTGCACTCTACTCAAAACTAGTATATAAATTACTTACTATACATTAATTAATATTCTGCATGGACGCAGTATAGTCGACGGCCTAGAGACTATGTAGAATACAACTAGGAGAATAATCATGGCTAAAACACTATTTAGAGGACCAGTACTGCAAGGTAAATTTAACGAAGCAGGTTTAACTGGATTTAATCTAGAAAACAAAGCAGCTAACTACACAGTTACAAATGCAGATTCTGGTAAAACTTTTACATCATCTACTGATGGTGTGGTATTTACTTTACCTGCAATTTCTATTGGAAGAGTTTTTACTTTTGTAAACACTGCTCAAGATGGAACTAACACTTTAACTATTAGCCCAAATGCTAATGATGGTATTTTGTATGCTGGATCTTTAACAGATAATAAAGATCTTATTAATACAAAAACTACATCAAAAGTTGGTGACTTTGTAGTATGTGCATCTTTAAACTCAACAACACACTGGACGATTGTTGATGTGCAAGGTGTATTTGCAAAAGAAGCGTAATAATTAATTTAGTGTGGGCCTCCGGGCCCACATATTAATTTTAAGGAGAAAATATGGATTCAGATCAGAAAACATTAAATATGGCAGTCATTGGAACTGATACTTTAGCAAGAGGAGCTAGAACTAGAATTACTTCTATTCAAGGTTTAGGAATAGCAGCTTCTACTTTAACTCTATATGATTCAGCAGATGCAGCAGCACCAGGAACAGCAGTAGCTGTTTATAAATATGGAACTGAAGGATTAGAAGTTTATATTCCTGGTTCAGGTATCAAGTTTGAAAATGGTATTGTTTACAATTTAGCTGGAGCAGGCGGAAGCGTTACAGTAACAATTACAGGAGCGTAAGCTCATGGCTAACACAACTTCTGGAACTACAGTTTTTGATAAAAACTTTTCTATTGATGAAATAGTAGAAGAAGCTTTTGAGCGACTGGGTATCCAACAAGTAACAGGTTATCAATTAAAGACCTCAAGAAGATCTTTAAATATAATGCTTCAAGAATGGGGCAACAGAGGTATTCACTATTGGGAAATAGGAGAACTTGATCTTGATTTAATACAAGGACAAGCAGAGTATAAATTTTATAGAGCATCTTCTGATGGCACAAGTGCTACTTCAAATCCAAACGGTATTTATGGAATGTCCGATGTCCTTGAAGCGCAATTAAGAAGTAATAGAACAGCAACAGATCAATCAGATAGTCCTATGACAAAAGTTGATAGATCAACTTATGCAGCTTTTTCAAATAAACTTTCTCAAGGTACACCTAATCAATATTGGGTACAAAGATTTATAGATCACGTTAGTATTAATGTTTACCCTACACCTGATTCAACTAATGCATCTAAAGATATGCATTTCTATTACATAAAAAGAATTCAAGATGTAGGTGCTTATACAAATGCAACAGATATGCCTTTTAGATTTGTACCTTGTATGGTTTCAGGTTTAGCTTATTATTTATCAATGAAGTACGCACCACAAATGACTCAACAAATGAAATTATTTTATGAAGATGAATTTCAAAGAGCATTACAAGAAGATGGTTCAGCTTCTAGTACATTTATTACACCTAAAGCTTATTACCCAGGAACATAATGTCTAAGTACGCAACAGGGAAACATTCAAAAGCAATTTCTGATAGATCAGGTATGGAGTTTCCATATAAAGAAATGGTAAGAGAATGGAATGGTTCTTTTGTTCACTACACAGAATATGAACCTAAGCAACCACAACTTGAACCAAAACCAATAGGTGGCGATGGTATTGCTTTGTTAAATGTTAGACCTGATAGAACAGAACCAATTACAACTGTTATGATTCCTCAAGATGGTTTTGAAACATACCAAGCAGGATCAGGTGTTATAAATGTAAATGTTCCAGGACATGGTTTAACAAATGGTACAACTTATTTATTTAGAGGACCCCCTACAATATCACCAGGAACAGGAACATCAACTAATCCTGTTTTTGCTTATGCAACTATTCCCAATTTTGATGGAATAACAGGCGCACAAATAGGTCAAGGTTCAGGATATGCTATCACAACTGGTTTGTTTCAAAATGGAGTAAGAGTTTCAACAGACTTTGCATTAAGTAATTTTTTCTATTTTACAGTTAACGCAGATACTGCTACAACAGGAAATGTAAAAGGAGGAGGTTACGGTTGTTCCGTTGGACCTATAACAATAACACCATGATAAATAAAATTTGGAATTGGATAAAAAATATATTTACACCTGAAAAACAAGATCCTCATCTTGAAATGTATGAAGAAGTGAGAACAGATAAACAAGATAAGATACGTAGAAAACATGGAGGATCAGAGTAATGGCTTATACTTTAGCAAACCTACAAGACGATATTAGAAACTACACAGAAGTAGATGACTCTGTATTATCTAATACTATTCTAACAACAATTATTAAAAATGCTGAAAACAAAATTTATAGAGAAGCTGATTCTGATGACAATAGATTTTATGCAACTTCAAACTTAGCAGCTGGTAGTAGATATGTAACCATACCATCTGATTTAAGATTTATTAGATATGTACAACTAACAGATTCAAATGGTGATCAAACTTTTTTAGAAAAAAAAGATACTAGTTATATGGCTGCTTTTTATGACACACCTGGAACTGCATCTGGGATACCTAAATATTATGCTAACTGGGATGCTAATTATTGGGTAGTAGCACCTACGCCAAATAGCACTAATTTAATAACTCTAGCTTATACAAAACAACCAGATTCAATAACAGCTTCACCAGGAAGTACACAAGGTACTTACACAAGTAATAAATATCAGGATTTACTTTTGTATGGATGTCTGGTAGAAGCATATGGATACTTGAAAGGTCCTGCAGATATGTTACAATACTACGCGCAGGCATATGAAAAAGCTTTACAATCGTATGCGATCGAACAACAAGGTCGTAGACGCCGAGACGAATATCAAGATGGTGTTATTCGAACTCCTTTAAAATCACCATCACCATAATAATAATTAAGGAGACAAATAAATGGCAAATATAGTACCTGACTCTTTTAAAACAGACCTACTTGGTGGTACGTTTGATTTTGATTCATCTGGTGGATCAACTTTTAAACTAGCGCTTTATACATCAATAGCTGGTTTTAGTACTTCAACAACTGCTTATACAACTTCCAATGAAGTTTCTTCATCTGGAACAAACTATACTGCAGGCGGAAATACTTTAACTAATAATGGTGTAGCGATATCAAGTAACATTGCATACGTTGACTTTGCAGATTCTACTTTTAGTTCTGTAACGTTATCAGCAGTAGGAGCACTGATTTATAAAGGTACAAGTAATGAAGCTGTATTAGTTTTAGACTTTGGCGGAACAAAAACTGCAACTAACGGTGATTTCGTTGTTCAGTTTCCAACTGCTAACTCATCTGATGCAATCATTAGACTTGGCGACGCGTAATAAAATTTTGGAGTAGTAATGGCTTTAATAGTTAACGATAGAGTTAAAGAAACAAGTACAACTACTGGAACAGGAACTTTTAGTTTAGCTGGTGCAGAAACTGGTTATGAAGGTTTCGTTGCAGGAATTGGAACTGGTAATACAACTTACTATGCGATTGAATTAAATTCAGCTGGTGAGTTTGAGGTAGGTATTGGTACAGTAACCGATGCTTCACCTGATACTTTATCAAGAACAACAATTATTTCATCATCTAATAGTGATTCACTAGTAAACTTTTCTGCAGGTACTAAAAATGTTTTTTGTACACTACCAGCGAAGAGAGCTATGTCACCATCTATGACAGCTACAGGTTATGTTGTAACACATGCAACAACACTTGACGAAACCCAAACAGTTGCTTCAGGAGTATTAGCAGGACCAGTTACAATAACTGGTACACAAACCATAACAGGAACATTGGTAATTATTTAATGAGTAAAATAGAAGTAAACACAGTTGAACCACAATGCGGAACTAATTTAACAGTTGGTGCTTCAGGAGATACGATAACTTTTCCTTCTGGAACTACTGTTGTTAATAATGGTAGTCAAACAGGATTCGGTAGAACAGGAACAGTAGACTGGGATACAACTCCAAAGACAGCAACGTTCAGTGCAGTATCAGGTAATGGTTATTTTTGTAATACAACTTCATCAGCTTTTACAGTTAATTTACCAGCAGGTAGTGCTGGAGCGATTGTTTCACTTGCAGATTACGCAGGAACTTGGGATAGTAATAATTTAACAGTTTCACCAAATGGTACAGATAAAATGGGTGGTTTTAGTGAAGATGTAACTTTAAATACAGAAGGACAATCAGTAACTTTTGTATTTGTTGATTCAACACAAGGTTGGATTAATACTATGGATTCAACTTCTAATGTTAGAGGAGAAGCTTTTATTGTAGCAACAGGTGGAACTGTTACTTGTTGTGGAGATTATAAAATTCATACTTTCACAGGTCCAGGAACTTTTACAGTGTGTTCTGTAGGTAATCCTGCAGGATCAGACACAGTTGACTATTTAGTTGTAGCTGGTGGTGGTGGTGGAGCTGTAGATATCGGTGGCGGTGGTGGCGGTGGTGGTACTAGATTTAGTGCTGGAACTTTTTCTGTTCCTAGCCCACTTGCACCAATAGCTGCGCCAGCAGGAATTACAGTCACAGCAACAGCTTTTCCAATTACAGTTGGAGCTGGTGGAACTGCTAGCTCATCACCACCGGCTCCTGTTGGAGGATCTGGAGGTGTTTCAACTTTTTCTACAATTACATCAGCTGGAGGAGGCGGAGGAGGAAAATTATTAACTGCAGGAGTCAACGGTGGAAATGGTGGTGGAGCTGGTGGTCCAAATTCAGCTGCTGGTCCTATAGCAGGAGGATCTGGAAATACACCGCCTGTTAGTCCTGCTCAAGGAAAAAATGGTGGTACTGCTTTAGGAGGAACTCCTTATAGTCCAGGACCAGTTTATGATGGAGCTGGTGCTGGTGGTGGCGGAGTTCAATCTGTTGGTGCTAATAGTGGACCTACTTTTAGTCCATCTCCCGCTTTTGTTGCAGATGGTGGCGGAGCCGGTGGTACAGGAATGCCTTTTCCAGCAAATTCTTTTCAATCTTCTGCTACAGGTTATGGTGGTGGTGGAGGTGGTGGAGGCTATACTGCACCAGGTTGTAATGTAAGACCTGCGGGTACAGCTACAGATGGTGGTGGTGCTGGTGGTTATACTGGCGGACAAGCAGGAACAGCAGGAACAACCAATAGAGGCGGTGGTGGTGGCGGAGGTGCTGGTGCTGGTGGTGCTGGTGCAGCAGGTGGTTCAGGTATAGTAATAATAAGGTACAAATTTCAATAATTATGACAAGTAAAATAAAAGTAGATAACATAGAAAACCAATGCGGCGGTGCAGTAGTCACTAAATGCGGTGCAACAACTACGATCAGTGGTTCAGTTGTAAAAGCAGATGACATACAAGCAGCAGATGGTGGAAATATAATTAATCAATGTGGAACAACCATTACACTTGGTGCAAGTGGCGATACTATTAATTTAGCATCAGGTGCATCTCAATCAGGGTTCGGGAGAACTGGTACTGTTGATTGGGAAACAACACCTAAAACTGCCAATTTCACAGCAGTATCTGGTGATGGTTATTTTATAAATACTACATCAGGTGCTATAACAATGACTATGCCATCTGGTTCAGCAGGTGCAATAGTTTCAATACAAGATTATAATAAAACTTTTGACACAAATAATTTAACAATTACTCCTGCAAGTGGAGAAAAAATTAATGGTGGTGCTGCTGATGGTAATTTAATAATTTCTACAGAAGGTCAAGGTTTAACTTTTGTTTATGTTGATTCAACAGTTGGTTGGAAAACTGTGCACGAAAATGAATTTACAGCAGGTGGGACTAGTTTTATGTCAGCAACAGGTGGGACTATAACAACTTCAGGAAATTGCAAAATTCATACGTTTACTGGACCTGGCACTTTTACAGTTAGTTCAGTAGCTGCTTGTGCAGCTAATAATTTGGTTTCATATTTGGTAGTAGCAGGTGGTGGCGGTGGTGGAACTACTTCTAATAATGATTCTGGAGGTGGAGGTGGTGCAGGTGGATTTAGAGAAACCAAATCTCCAGTTACTCCATATACAGCTAGTCCTTTATGTGGATATTCAACTCCAGGTAATAGAATTACAGTTACAGCCACAGCTTTTCCAATCACAGTTGGTGGTGGTGGAGCTGGTGGACCAGGACCAGGCACAAGACAACCAGGATGTCAAGGTAGTACTTCAACATTTTCAACTATTTCATCAGCTGGTGGTGGAGCTGGAGCAACTGTTGACTTTGGTGGAGGTGCTGGAGGATCTGGAGGTGGTGGAGGATCAGGGGCACCTGGACCTACGGTAGTTGGTGGAGCAGGCAATACACCTCCTGTTACTCCTGCACAAGGAAATAATGGGGGAGCTGGATCATTAAATACTACACCATCTAATTATTATGGTGGCGGTGGCGGTGGAGCTACTGCTGCAGGAGCAAACGCAAATGCTAGTGCTGGAGGTGCTGGTGGAAACGGTGCTACAACTTGTATTACAGCTTCACCAGTAGCTTATGGTGGCGGTGGAGCAAGTGGATCATTACCAGGCAGACCAGGAGGAAGTTTTTCAGGAGGCACTGGAGGAGGTGGACCTTCAGGAACTGCGGGAACTGCAAACACAGGTGGTGGTGGAGCAAGTGGAAATTCTCCAGGACCAGGAGGGCCTCAAGCTGCGGGATTGCAAGGCGGTTCAGGTATAGTAGTAATAAGGTATAAATTTCAATAGGTAAAAATTATGAGTGAAGTAAAAGTAAATAAAATTAGTCCAAGAACAAATTGTGGTACAGTCACATTAGGAGATAGTGGAGATACGTTCACAATTCCTGCTGGTGCAACAATCACGAACAACGGTACGGCGGCAGGGTTCGGCGCAACCGGTGCAGCGTCTTGGGATACAACAGTTAAAACAGGAGATTTTACAGCAGTAAGTGGTGTAGGTTATTTTGTAAATACAACAAGTGGTGAAATAGATGTAACACTACCAGCAGGTTCGCCTGGTGCAGTGGTTGCAGTTAAAGATTATGCAAAAACTTGGGACACAAATAATTGTGTAATAATCTCTAATGGTTCAGAAAAAATAGGTGGTTCAACCAACAATGCAATTTTATCAACAGAAGGTTTAGCAGTAACATTTATTTATATAGATTCGACACAAGGTTGGTTAGTAACAGATGATGGTTTACAATCAGTTGCAAGTACTAATCCATTTATGGTTGCAACAGGTGGAACTATTACAACAAGTGGTAATTGCAAAATTCATACATTTACAGGCCCTGGTACTTTTACAGTTTG